ATCACGCTAAATTTGAAGTTTTAGCGGGGGATAATCGTGAATCTATTGAACAATCTATCCTTGACAAATTAGGAGATAAGAGTATAAAGTGGGAATCAACGGGAATGTTTAGAGACACTCCCCGTAGAATAACCTATGAGGAGGTTAGTAATGACCGAAGACCTATACAAACAAAAGAGGTCCTTGGAGTTAGGGTGGCAGTATGAGTATAATCAACACGGAAAATATACTCTTAATATGGTCGAAATTGATGAGAAAATTAGAAGTATCATCACTCAGATCAAAGCTGAAGAGTTCAAAATTGCTGATAGAGAAAACAAAATCAGTGATTCAGCTGCCCAAGTTTCTGTGGCAACTTAGATAAACGCCACATCGCTGAAAACGTACTTTTATGCAGGGATCTCTTGCACTCAATCAAAAAATAACATATAATTTAATCACTATACAATTAATAATAGAATACTGACGCGTATAGTCGACGGCCTAGAGACAGTATTCACATAATCTAGGAGGATTATAAAATGGCAACAACAACGTTTAATGGAACGGTACGTTCCGATGGCGATATAAAAGCAACAACTAAGAACACTACTACAGGAGCATTTGTAGATTACGCTGTTATAAAAGCAGCGGGTGGTATGGAAGTAGAAAAAGTTGCTAGCACTGGAAACAACATTGTAGCAGCAGGTACTTCAACAGGTACTAACAATGGAAGTTTAGGTACAGCAGCTACTATTTTCAAAGTTACACCTAATGATCACGGAACAGGAATTGCTGATACAGCAATTAACACATTCGTGAATAAAATTGGTGGTCTTATCTACACTACTATTCTAATCGATCTACATGGTGGATTAGCTTCTGGTGGTGGTGCAAATGATATTATTGGTACTGATGGTGGAACAGCTAACGCTTACATCGCAGAACTAACAACTGGAGTTAATGGTATTCCATTTGAAATAGAATTTGCATGCTTAGAAGTACCAACAGGTGGAGATCCAGATATTAATTTAGATTGTTCAGCTACAGCTACTGATGCAGAAAATGCAGCAGTAACAAGTGGAACAAATTTATTTAATAATGGTGATTTAACTTTAGGTTTTTATGCTTCTGCTGATGGTGGATCAACACTTGCAGCATTAACTAAAAAATACCTATACTTAACTTGTGGAGCAGCTACTGATGCAGCTTACACAGCAGGTAAATTAGTTATTAAAATCACTGGCGCAGCTTTTGATTACAATAACGGTTAATAAATAATAACTTTAATTAGAGCGGGAGCTTCGGCTCCCTCTCTCTAACAGGAGGAAAAAATGGCAGACGCAGTAACAAGTCAAACATTATCAGATGGTGATAGAACCGCGGTAATGAAATTTACAAACATCTCTGATGGTAATGGTGAAGCATCTGTAAAAAAAGTAGATGTCTCAGCTTTAACCGCGAATTCAGATGGAGCCGCATGTGCAAGAGTTCATATTACACAAGTATGGTATGCAATTTCAGGAATGAGAATCGATTTAGAATGGAATGCTACATCTAATGTTAAAGCATTAATTTTAGGTGGTGGAATAACTTTAGAACCTACGAATGGACATTTTGATTTTAGATCTTTCGGTGGAATTAAAAATAACGCAGGTAGTGGCATTAATGGAGATATTGATTTAACAACATTACATCATACCGCTAATGATGCCTACACGATTGTTTTAGAATTAAGAAAATCTTACTAGGAGGTAGCGCATGGCTAATACTACTTCCGGAACAGTAACGTTCGATAAGACTTTTGCTGTAGACGAAATCATTGAAGAAGCCTACGAGCGAATTGGCTTACAGTCTGTTTCGGGATATCAATTAAAAACAGCAAGACGTTCTTTAAATATTTTATTTCAAGAATGGGGTAATAGAGGTTTGCACTACTGGGAAGTAGGTGACACTAATATTGATCTCGTTGAAGGCCAAGCTGAATACACTTTTTACAGAGCAACAGGAGATGGAACTTCATCAACAACAGTTGGTGGAACAACAGGAACTTCTACTTATGGTATTGCTGATATATTAGAAGCAACTTACCGAACAGGTAGAGGCACAACTTCTGAAGCAGACTCTGCTCTTACTAAAACAGATCGATCAACTTATTCCGGATTAGCAAATAAACTATCTAAAGGAACACCTTCTAGATATTTTGTACAAAGATTCGTAGATAAAACAACAGTTACATTATACACAACACCAGATTCAACGGCAGCATCAAAAGATGTTCACATTTTTTTTGTTAAAAGAATACAAGATGTTGATGCAACTTATACTGATGCAACCGATGTACCTTTTCGTTTTGTACCTTGTATGGCATCAGGATTAGCATTTTATTTATCACAAAAATACGCACCACAAAGAACACAAGAATTAAAATTATTTTACGAGGATGAATTAGCAAGAGCACTATCAGAAGATGGTTCTTCTACAAGTGTTCATATTCTTCCTAAAACTTATTACCCAGGAACATAATGGCATTCGCAAGAGGAAAATACGCAAAAGCAATATCAGACCGATCAGGTATGGAATTTCCATATAATGAAATGATCAAAGAATGGAATGGTATGTTAGTTCATAGATCAGAGTATGAAGCAAAACATCCTCAGTTAGAGCCAAGAGGAACTGGAGCAGAAGGACATGGTTTAGAACATGTAAGACGAGCAAGAACGGAAGAAGATGTGATTGGTATGTTAGGTCCTAATCCTTTTGAAACGATTGCAGCAGCTTCTGGAATTTTAAATGTATTTGAAAAATCTCATGGAAGAGATACCGACGACACAGTAAGATTTAGAGGTCCTATTTGGACAAGTTCGGATTCTGATGCTTATCAAAATCCAGTTGGCTTTGATGGTATTACAGGAGCTAATCTTGCATACTCATCAGGTTATTCAATTACCGTTGGCAAAAGAGATTCAAGCGGAGATATTACAAACACCAATGACTACTACCACTTTACTGTGAATACAAACACTGCTACAAGTGGAGGAGTATCAGGAGGAGGCAATAATTGTTCGGCTGGTCCGGCATCATTGAGCGCATAATATGGCAGGTTTTACTTACGCAACATTAACAACAGCAATTCAAAACTATACAGAAGTTTCAACTTCTGTATTATCAAGCACAATTACAGATCAGTTTATTGATAATGCTGAACTTAGAATTTTTAGAGAAATACCTATTGATGCTAATCGAAAAGAAATGGTAGGTAATCTTACTGCTTCAACAGATAATATTCATGTTCCTGCGGGAGCTTTATTTGTGAGAGGTGTTCAGGTTTATACATCTACATCAGTTGCAACAGGAGCTAATAGTTGGTTAGATAAAAAAGATATTAGTTATTTAAGAGAATACGACGCTGCTCAAACAACAACAGGCACACCCAAATATTATGCGATGTCAGGCGGAGCAGAAGGAACAGGCGCAACATCGTCAGGAAGAATAACAGTTGTTCCTACACCAAGCTCAGCTTTTATGTACAGAATTCATTATAATGCTAGACCCACTCCTCTAAGCTCAGCGAATACTACAAATTTCATTAGCTTAAATTTTGGAAATGGTTTATTGTATGCCTGTTTAGTTGAGGCATATGGCTATTTAAAAGGTCCAATGGATATGTTACAACTTTATGAACAAAAATATCAAACTGAAGTACAAAAGTTTGGTGGAGAACAAATAGGTAGAAGAAGACGAGATGATTATACGGATGGAGAACCCCGTATACCTGTTCCGTCTCAGACACCGTAAGGAATTAAAATATGGCAACACTCACAGTATCAGTCAAAGAAGCAATTACACTTAATAATGTCGATTATGGATCGGAACGATCTTTAGATATTGCTAGTGTAAATGAAATAGTAAAAAGAGTCGTAACGGCATCTACAACAGAATGTGGATTAATTGGATTTTTATCAGCACTCAGTAGTGTTGGTGTAAGCGCTAACAAAGTAGGTTATGTTGCAGGAATGTTTGATGATGGTGATGTTAGATATATTAGAATTACAAATTTAGATTCATCGAATTTTATTACGTTAACATTTAGAGATGAAGACAACACAGAATTTAGAATGAAGGTTGATGCTGGTCACTCGTTTATTTATCCAGGTGATAATAGCGGTGGCGTTGTGGACACGATGAAAGCATCAGGATCCGCTTTAGCTTCGGGCCTTTCAGATTTAGTAGATATTACAGTCGACACGGATACGGCATCATGTGATGTGGAGATTTTTGTCGGAAGCGCGTAGAATAAATTATGGCATCAA